TTGTACGATGTTTTTAAGGGGTATTTGGCCCGCACAACTTGGCATACGGGCCACCCTACCGATGATCGAGTTTTCTACGCCGCACTAGCAACGGTCGTGCAAGAGCCGTTGTTCAACGCCGATGATATGGGCGACGAATTCCGCACTCAAAAGAACATCGACCGGACCGATCCATCACAGCAAGCGTTCATCCAGGCTGTGGATGATCGCGTCGCTCAGGCTCATGCAGTGCGCGAGTTCTTGGACTACAATTCCATCGTCATCTAACCGCTAGCGATAGCGCCATCATCGTTCGCTGGCTCAACGACCCGAGGCAGGCCCACCTTCAGCTTGATGCGGGGGTTGGGCTTCAGGCTCGGCACAATGGTTCGGTCGATGTTCAGCGAAGCCACGAAGGTGTGGCCGCATTCTAGATCCTGGCACTGGAACCTGAGCTCCTTGAACAGCGGGGTCAGCTGCTTGCTGGACCGCACCTTCGCCAAGGTCTGGCAGTGCGGGCAGATGGTGCGGAGCGTGCCGCCGTGGCGGCTGCGCGGCTTGGCGAAAGCGGCCGGCTGGTTGGTCGCGCTAAAGCGTGAGGACGTAGGCTCAGCTTGCTGAGAGTGCATGTTAGATCCCGACTGACGCCCCACCTCAGCTATATCAGAAGTTGTCACTGAATCTGAGCCTGAAATACCGGCGGTTATCGCGGTCTCGTGTCCGATCATGTCGTCTTCCCCCCGAGCTCCATCTGCAGGCTGGTCTTCAAGCCGCCGGCGGCGTCGAGGCTGTGGCGCGCCTCGGCGATCACCCACCCCGCGTCGTCTATCTCAGGCTTCCAGCCAGACACCCGGCCTTTGCGATCTGGGAACAGGGTCACGTCGCCCTCCGCCAGGTCGAGGCTGAACTGCGCGCCCTTCCGGTCCTGCTTGCTGGCCTGGTTCTTGGCGGCGCGCTCGGCCGAGGCCTTGCTGCCGTAGGTTCGGCCGAGCTTCTTGGCGTTGTCCTCTGAACCCACAACCACCTTGTCCCGCCGGCCGGTCGATCGGTCGTGCCATTCCGCGACCACGCCAGACCCCTTGTCCCGCTCGGACGCCTGCCATCGATGTCGATCGCCCTTCGCCCTGGTGATGGTGAACTCGGGGATCGCAGATCCCTTGGGCGTGACGCCCGATCCGACAGCGGCGAAGACCAGGTGTCCGGACTTCACCGTCGCCACTGCATCATGAATACGCCCCAGACGCGCTAGGAAGGCCGCGTCGCTCTCCTTGCTCTGTGTCAGGTGGGTGATGGCGATCGAGGCCTTGTCGGTCGCCACAGCGGGCTCCCAGTCGTGCCTGGACGCAATGTCGCCCAGGACGTCGCCCAGGGTGGTGTTCGACCAGGTCTGGGTGCGCCGGTGGCGGAACTGTTTCGTCAGGTCAGCCGACTTGGCGCTGATCGTCAGGCGATCAGGCGTGCCGTCGTGTGATCGCAGGTCGACCTTGAACTGCCCCTTGTCCACCAGCTGCGGCGCAGGATCTCCCTCGGTCAGTTCCTGCCAGCCGATCTTCAGGGTGATGATCGCGCCCGCCGGCGGGATTGCCAGGCTGCCGTCGCTGTCATCGAGGACGAGCTCGAGCTCGTCCGCGTCGGCGCCGCGTTTCTCCGTCAGGCTGAAGGACATCAGGCGCGGCTCGACCTGCGAGTTGATCCGTCGGCCGTCCACGACCAGGTCGTAGGCGGCGCGTTTGTGGACATAGCGGGCGGCGCCGCGGTTCAGCGCCATCCGACCCAGCCTCCCGCATCCGAACGAGATCCAGCGCCGGCGTCACTGTCGTCGTCCACCCTCAGCAGGTTGAGCGTGAAATCGACGGCAAGCGGCTGGCCGTCGACCATGAAGTTCCGCTTGGACTCGTCCAGGTCGATGATGACGTAGGCGCCATAGACGTCGCCCTCGCCGTTCAGAAAGGGGAAGGCCCTCCCCGTCCCCGCCATCTCGGCCAGTTTCTCGAGCGCATCAAACGACCCGATCTGCCCCGGTGCGAGCAGACCGCCAAGGCTGATCGTGTCCTCGCCCGGGCCGGCATACTGGCTGGCCGGGCGAGCGCCCACGCGGTCATTGGTCGGGTGGCGCCAACTACGCTTGCGCTGCAGCCGGTCGAAAAGGACGGTGTCAATCGAGAAGACGAAGTCTCCGAGAGCCATCAGCATCAGTAGGCCTCCCCCATGCTGTCGGAGTCGTCGGCGAACGCCCCGGAGCCGGTCGGCTGCATCGCGCTACGCAGTTTCTCGAGGGCCAGTTCGACAAGGCGCTCTTCGTCCATGCCTGGAGCGGCGTTGATCGTCAGGTTGACGACCATCGGCCCAGGCGCTGCAGGGCGAGCGCCGGCGCCGCCGCTCAGGCGTGGGCCGGCCTCGAAAGTCGGACGAACAGCCGAAGGATCGGCCAGCGCCGGCGCGGCCATCGATCCAGCCGCCACGACAGCGGCGGCCGCCGTCCTCATGGTTCGGATCGGAGCCTGCAGGTTGCCGGCGATGCCGACACCGAAGCCGTTCATCACGTCCCGGCCGATCGAGGCGAACACGCGCGAAGGCGAGTGGGTGTCGAGCCTGGTGCGGGCGCTGCCCTCGATCTGGCCAGCTGCTTCGGTCGCTGCGGCCCTGGCCGCCCCCTGTCCTCCGCGGATCCCCCGGGTCAGTCCCTGGACGATGTCCGATCCGATCCGGCGGAACCGGTCGGGCAAGGAGCCCAGCCAGTTGAACGCCGCCGAAAAGGCAGTCTGGATGGCCTGCAGCGGAGACCAGCCCGCAAGGACGGCCAGGACCGCTCGGATACCGGCTGCAGCTGCGGCCCTGACGCCCTGCCAGACGCGCCCGATGAAGCCGGTGATGCCGCTCCAGTTGCGGATGACCAGGCCGAGCGGGCTGAAGTTCAGGATGGCGGAACCGATGCCCTGCAGGGCCGAGGCGGTGAATGCCTTCACCCGACCCCACATGGCAGCGAGCCAGGGGCCGATGGTGCCCCAGTTCTTGATAATCAGATAGGCCGCGCCAGCCAGCAAGGCGACGGCCGCCACGATGGCGAGAATGATCCAGGTGATCGGGTTGGCCAGCAGCATGAGACCAGCCTTTGCCGCTGCAGCGCCGAAGGTCAGGAAGCCCCGTCCGGCCAGGAGCAGACCGCGACCCAACATGGCGCCGCCAGTCAAAGCCATCCGGCCGACGCCGAGCAGCAACCTGCCGACGAAGGGCAGCACCTTGCCGGCGACACCGGCGATGCTGCCGATCAGACCGCCAGCGCCGAACATGAGGCCGACCTGCGTCAACGCCAGCTGCAGGAGCGCGAATGGGCCCAACACGGCCGCCACCGCCATGGCCAGCCCCCCGAACACGACCAGCCCGATGCCGATGGCGGCCACCAGCATGCCAATGACCTTGACCGCTCCTGGATGCGCCTGGGCGAAGTCCCGCACCCATTTGGCCGCGCCCTTTACCCCAGCGGACAGCGCGTTGATCTGGGGCAGAAACATGGTGCCGATTTCCACAGCGGCGGCCTTGATGCCGTTCTTCATGGTTGAGACGGCGGTCGTGGCCCCGCTCATCCTGTTCTGGAACTCGGCGTCCATGGAACCGGCGTAGACCGTGGCGTCCCCGACGGCTTTGAAGTTGTCGCGCAGGGTGTCCAGCTGGTTGAGCATGGGCGCGATCGCCGCGACCGATTCCGAACCGAACAGCTGGGTCAGGATCGAGGCCTGTCGGTCGGGCGACAGCTTCTGAATCCGCTCCATGACGTCCAGGATGGTGCCGCCGGCGTCGACCTGCATGGCCTTGGCCACCTTCGTCGCCTCGAGGCCGAGCGCGCCATAGGCTTCCGTCTGGGCCTTGGTCGCGGCCTCGCCCTTGGTCAGCGCCAGCATGGTGTTCTTGATGCCGGTCGCGGCGATCTCTTCATTGACGCCCATGCCGACGATGGTCGCGCCGAGCGCGGCGATCTGACCGGCGGCGAGGCCGGCGATCTCGCCGAGCGGCCCGATGCGGGTCACGACGTCCGAGATCTTCAGCGCCGTGGCGTTGCCGTTGTCCCCCAGGTAGTTGATCTGGTCGGCCAAGGCGCGCACCTGCGGCTGGGTCATGGCGAAGGCGGTGCGCCACGTCGCCATCTTCGAACCGGCGTCCTCGGCCGTGGTGTCGAAGGCCACGCCCATCTTGCCCGCGTCCTCGGCGAAGCCCAGGAGCTCGCCCCTGGCGATTTTGGCCTGACCGGCGGCGGCCACGATCTTGGCGATGTCCTCCGGGATCAGTGGCATGTTCTCGGAAAGCGTGAGGATGTCGCGGTTCATGGCCGCGAACTGCGCCGGCGTTTCGAAGTCCACGACCTTCTTCACGTCCAGCATGGCGTCTTCGAACGTCATGGCGTCGTTGCCGACTACGGCGAGCGGCGCCAAGATCGCGGCCCCCGCGCCCATGGAGCTTGCCCCAGAACTCATGATCGTCCCGGCCATGGCCTGGGTCTTGTCGTATCGGCCGCGCGCGGCCGCCATAGACGCCTGGCGGTCCTGCAGCACCTTCATCTTGCGTGTCTGTTCATCGAGCGCGTTGTTGGCCTGGCCGAGATCGCGGGCCAGCCGCCGTTCATGGGCGCCTAGGGCGTCTGTGGAGACGCCGGCGGCCGTGAGTTTCGTCTTCAGGTCGCCGAGGGTTCGCACCTGGCCGTCCTGCTGTCGTTCGAGGGCCCGCACCCGGCCGGTCTGAAGTTCGAACGCCTTGGTCATCTGCCGCGTGGGGTTTTCGGCCGCGTCCATGGCTTGGCCCAGGCGCAGTGCTTCAGCCTTGGCCGCGGCCAGCTTGTCCCGCGTACCGCCCAGCGCGGCTTCCATGGCGCGGTAGGCACCCACGTCCTTGGTCGCGCGCTGCAGTTCGCTGACACGCTCCCGCGCCGCCTTGACGGCGCGGGCCGTGCGATCGCCTTCCTTGCCGACGCCACGCAGATAGTTCGTCGCGTTTCCAGCGGCTTGGAAGATCAGACTAAGGCGAAGCTTCTGGTCCATACGCTCGGCTCAGGTGTCGGGAGCGGCGTGGACGCGATTCCACCAGGCGACGGCGCGGTCGCGCTCCTCGATCAGTTCAGGAAGGGAGAGAAGAAGCAGTTCGGCGCGCGACCAATGGAAGACGCCGGCGATGTCGCTGATCGCGTCGTCTACGCTTCGAGGCCAGCTTCCGCCTTCGCCCGCTTCGTCAGCAAAAAACCGACCACCTCTCCCGAAATCGAGGCGATGTCCTCGCCGTCCATCGTCAGGAACTCGGCCTTGTGGATCACTGGGCTGGAGATGCGCGGGACGACCGTCGCCATGGCCAGCACGTCCATGTTGTAGAGATCGACCAGCTTGGTTCCCCGAAGGTCGCCGCCCATGGGCTTGCGCAGGATGATCGCGGTGACGGCGCCCTCAGGACGCTGCAGCGGGTTGTCAAGGTTGACGGTCGCGGTCTTACGGCCGGTGGCGTCGATGGTGGCGTCGGTCATGGCTCAGCTTCCCCGGAAGGTATGCGGCGGAAACTGTTGCATCCGCCCAAGAAATTGTTGGCGATCCTCGGCCTGAGGACGCGCGGCGTCCGGTCGCCGGCGCTCGACGCCGGCCGGGATCAGAGGGATTGGAAACGGGCGCCGGTCGACCATGATCAGCCGCGCGTGATGGCGCGGATCTCGGCCCAGCGATCGACGCCGTTGACCATGAAGACGCCGGCCAGGGTGTCGATCTCGAACTCGATCACGCCATTGCGGGTCTGCTTGTAGTAGACGACGGCGGTCTTGTAGGAGGTGCCGCTCTTGGAACCGACCTCGTCGTCGCCGGCGTCGATCTCTTCATGACGGCCGCGGACGATGATCTCGACATTGTCGAGCTCGCCGGTCGCATCGTTCTGGTAGGCGCCGACGTAGCGCAGCTGCGAGGCGTCGATCTCGGCGGCGCCGAACTCGTTGTTCAGGGCCGGCATGTCGCCGCCGTACTTGTGCGTCACCTCCAGGGCGTCGAGGCCCATGTTGAGCTTGGCCGGGGCCAGCATGCCGCCGCCCTTGTAGTCCTCGGTGGCCATGGTCAGCTTGGGCCGGGTGAACGACAGACATTCGCCCAGGAAGGACTGGCCCGCGCCAAAGACGTTCATGTCCTTGAGTTGACGAGGCAGGTTCATTTCAAATTCCTTCGATAGTAGCGGGGCATAGCCGCGCGTGTTGGCTTAGGAGGTGAGCCCGCGTCAGGCGGCCAGCTTGAAGGTGTCGGCGTAGAACTCGTCGGTGATCTCGCTCTCGACGCCCAGGTCCTCGAGCGGAGCCGTGTCGGTGAAGCGATAGCCGAGGCGCAGCTTGCCAGCGGCCAACTGGTCGGGCGTGTTGCCCGCCGCCAGATAGGCCTTGCCGCCGATGATGCGGCCCGCGCGTTCTTCGCGGCGCAGCAGGGCGTTGATGCTCTCGACCAGGTGCGAGGCCAGCCCCATGGTCAGGGGCATATCGATGTAGGGGAACAGGCCCTCAGCGATGGTTTCGCGGATGATCTGGTTGGTGCGGACGGCGCTCTCGAAGGCGAAGCGCGGATCGGCCGAGCACGTGCGGTTACCCCAGAAGCGGAAGCCGGAACGCTGGATCAGGCCGACGACGTCCGAGCCGTTGATCAGGCCCATTTCGGTCTCGGCGGTGTTCAGATCCCAGGTGCGCGGCGCGACGATGCCGTTCACACCCGGCACCGGCACGTTGGAGATCGTCTTGTTGTAGCCGATCTCCCGGTCGATCTTGGCGCGAAGCCCGACAGCGCGCGCCGTGGCGAAGCTGACCGCGCCAGCGTCCGCCAGGTAGGGGGCGGTGAAATCGCGGTCGATCAGCATGAGCTCGCGCACGGCGAACTTGCCCCGATAGGCCGTGACCTCCTCCGGAGTGTCGCCTTCGCTCTTGGCGTAGGCCATGGCGTTGAGCTTGCTGGCCAGCACGCCCAGGGCGACAGCGACGGGTTCGTCGTCCAGGCCGGGAGCGGCCAGGATGCGCGGACGGACATGCAGGGTCTGCTCGGACAGGCGAAGCGTCTGCAGGGCGGCCACGACCTTTGCGGTCTGATCAGCGGCGATTTCCGCCGGCGTGGCGCCCGTCGGATCATCGATGCGAACGACGACGCCGATCGACGGGCCGCAGTCGGCGATCGCCTGCATGACGATGGCGGCGGTCCCCTCCTCGCCAGCAGCGGCGAGAGCGGCCTCCGGATCGGTCACCAGGACAGCGACGCCAGCCGGGAAGACGACGGGATCCGCGTCGGAGGCGGCGACCACGACAGCCCAGATCGAGGAGGCCACCTCGATGCGGGCGATGGCGCCCTTCTTGACTTCAATGATGTTGACGCCGTGCTTGCGGGGCGTGGTGGGCATAGCGGGCTTCCTTGATCAGGCAGGACGAAGGGGAATGGTGAAATCGACGATCGGGCGGCCGGCGCGATCGATGCGCTCCATGGAGATCCGCAGGGCCGAGGAGCCGGGTTCGCCGTTCACCAGCTGGACGCGACGGAGGCGTGCACGGGGTTCCCAGGCGAGGAGCGCGATGGCGGTGGCGGCGTAGAGACGGATCCGCGTCAGGGCGTTCATCGGCTGATCGACCAGGTCGAAAAGCTCGGAGCCATAGCCGCGCAGCATCGAGCGGGCGTCCAGCGGCGTGGTGACGATGTCGCCCACCGACTGTTCCAGGTGTTCGTCGCTGTCGCTGTCGAGCGCCAGGCCGGTGATGCGGGACATGCCAGTCATCGAGGCGGGCCCGAGAAGCTGGTGCCAGAAGACACGCCGCTGTGGGTGTGCCCCTTCAGGCTCTTGCCTGCGCCGACGACATCCTGCTTGCCCTCGACGGTCTTGTCCGCCGTCAGACCGCCCGTGATGGTCACGTCGCCGTCGATGGCGACGTCGCCCTCGATCGTTGTGTCCGCGAATACTGTCACGCCTTCCGGCGCCGTGATCTCGGCTTCGCCGGTCAGCTGCAGCTGCAGCTTCTTGGCGTCGGGGTCATAGGTGATCAGCGCCCCGTCCTTGAACCGGATGCCGACCTTCGTGCCTAGAAAGAGCGGGGCCATTTCCGAAGACGGGAGACCGCCCTCGACATAGGCGCGCTCGACATCTCCCTCGGGGCAGATCACCGACACCTGCTGGCCGACCGTCGGCGCTATCCAGATCGAGACGTCGCCTGTCGCCATCATCCAATCGATCGGCGGGGTGGTTTCTTCGCCGAAGCGGACCACCACCTTGCCGGCGTCCAGATCGACGCTGTCGATCACGCCCTCGCGCGCGAGATTGCCGAACAGGCGTTCGGTCTCAGCACCAGTGTTTTCGGGGCGACGGGTCATGCCGGCGAACGATGGCGCAGGGCGCGGCTGACCGCTTGGCGGCCCTGTTGTCAGGGCCGCACCGCACAACAGAACGGGGTCGCCTTATTTAGGTGCGCGGAGGCCTGCGCATCCTGACAGCGAAGTACATCAGCGTGGCCTGGAATGCCGGGACGCCTTGGCTGCGCAGGGCATCAAGGAACAGAAGGTCCGCCTGCCACTTGGCGACTTCGGGCAGGGTCAGGAGATAATCGTGCAGCAGGGCGGCCAGCCCGACCCGGCCCCAGGGATCAAAGAAGGGGCGAGCGAAGCGGGGAATGCTGGCGCCGTCAGTGACGAACCCGGGCGGGATGACAAGCATGCTGAAGCGCCCGCTGACGGTCAGGCCGAAGTAGACCGGCACGCTACAGGCGGTGCGAAAGCGGCCGCGACCGCCTTCACTATCCCGCAGCGGGTTCAGCTTGATGTTTTCGATCGGGGGGAAGCCGATCATTCGGGCGGCTTGCCCGACAGAACCCGCGCCAGGCGGGCGGGGGTCAGGACGCCCAACGGGACCAGGAGTGATAGGCCTTGGACGGTCTCGGCGTGATTGAGTTCGATCAGGCCGGCGCGCAGGGCATTGTAGAAGGTGAGGAAGCGCTTGAAGCCGACGACCGCCATCTTGCCTTGGTCGCCCTCGCGAGCCGCGTCGTAATCGACTTGCGTCAGGGCTTTGCACTGCGCCTCGAGGGCATTGAATCCATCAAGCTCCTCGCCCTCGAACAGGCGCAGGAAGTCGATGATCGCCATCTGGATCACAGGCACAGGCGCCGGGGGCGGTGCATCAGGCGCGATCCACTGCCCCTCCTCCATACGCGAGCCAGCGACCACCTCGTCAGGAACACCGATGAAGTCGACGGCAAGATCGGGGTGGAAGAACTCGGTCGGATCGCCGTCGACCACATCGACTGCCTGGTCGTTGATGATGCGTGCGTATTTCATATCAGAACTCCACGACGACGAAGCCGCCGGATACGCCATTGGTGTGCCAGGCGCTTTGTTCCGCGACCGTGATGGGAATGACCTGGCCCGGCGTCACGGCAAAAACGCCACGGGCATAACCGCCGCCGCCTCCGCCAGCCCGACCCTGGTTGCCGCCCATGCCCCCACCGATACGGAGCTCGCTGGCTCCATTCACAGTAGAGGGTGACCCCTTGTCCCAGGCGGACCAGCAAAAGCCACCGGCCGAGCCTGTAGTATCATCGCCGCCAGAACCGCCACCGCCACCGCAGGCACCGCCCCAGCCACCGCGCGCGCCAGTAGTCGCCGCCGACGTGCCACCTCCGGCGCCGCCCGCACCCGATCCGCCACTTTGGCCGGTCATGGTTTGAGCCTTACCGCCGCCTCCAACGAACCCGAAGAGCGGATGAGGAAGATTGACGTTGGCGTTGTTGTTGAAGCTCAACCTGTCACCGGTCAGGTCGGGACCCGGAACGCCGTCATTCCCGGCCGAAACAGGAGACATCCCGTCGCCGAATGCGCTTGCGCCCCCGCCACCGTAGCTTTGAGCAATGTTCAGCCCGGATCCGCCAACTTTACCGCCGACAGCACCTCCGCCGCCACCACTTACTGCGCCGCCGGCGCCACCGGCGCCGCCGACACCAAGTTCAGAGCCGCTCGCTCCACCTCCGCCCCGGAACCCAGCGCCGCCGGCACCGCCTGCCGCCTGGAAGTCCCCGCCAAGGCCCGCGCCGCCTGCACCGGCATTGGCCCCGGACGCGGGCTGCCCGCCGCTGGCGCTGCAGAACGCGCCGAACGAGCTCGCGCCGCCGGCGGTCAATCCTGCACCGCCGGCTAGAACACGGGCTCGCACCTGGTAGACGCCAGCCGGGACGGTGAAAGTCCCGCTGCGCGAGAAGACGAGGAATCGACCCGAGCCGAAAATGGGAAGTTGGCCGGGCAGCATGAAAGCGCCGCTGGCCGCGCCCATGGCGGCCCCGCTGACGCCGGAAACAGAACGGCCCATCAGACGGCTTCCTTCACGCCGTAGAGGACAGCAGAGACGCCGGCGATGTCAGCGCGCGCGAAGATCTTCTGACCGGCGGCCAGCGCCAGGCCGGTGCGCTCGATCACGGACCCTTCGCTGCTGCCGGCGGCCGGGAGCGGCGTGTCGTATTCGATCCAGTCGGCGTCGGTCGGCACAGCGCCGTCAGTAACGGCGAGACGGACCTTAGGCAGGGTGGCTGCGCGATTGCAGAGGTTGGCGGTCAGGACCACTCGGGTGGCTGCCGGAACCACGTAGAGTTCCGTCACCACGCCAGCGGTCAGGTTTTGGGCGGCGAGCCTCATCTAGGGGTCTCCGATCAGGATTGTGCGAGGAAGAGATTGCGGAAGGCCGAGTCGCGGGACGTCTTGGCCAGGGCATTGAGCTTTTGGTCGATGATGGCGTCCCAGGGCGGGCCCTGGTCGATGATCTGCACCACGGCCGCGTCGGCCTGGGCCATGACGATGACGACGTTCAAAGCGTAGGCGGTGACCGGGGTGATCGATCCGAAGCTGTCGGGCGAGGCCCAGTAAAAGATCAGTCTCCCGTCCTGGTCGAAGACGCCGGCTTCATGGATGACGTGCGATCCGAACACGCCGGCGGCCTCTCCGTCGATAAGAACCCCGACATCCAGTTGGCCGTTGACGGGGTTCAGCGTGTGCGAGGTGATGGCGCCGCTGACGATCGGCGTCACCAACGCTTCTTCCGTGCCGCTAGGGAGGCGAGCAGCCGAGCCTAGGGCGATGGTGGTCAGAACGACGGGGGCGCCGCCGGCCTTGGCCGCCTGGAAGGCCAGCAGGCCGGTGTGGGTCAGGACAGGCGAGAGGCTCATGTGGTGGATCCGCGAAGGCTGGCGATGACGAGGGGGCGACGCATCAGGCCGGCCGACACCGTCGCTGCGCCGATGTTTGGGCGAAGATCCGCGATGCCCTGTAGGCGTGCCTGAACGATGGGGCGGCGCAGGAGGGCGGCGACCTGGATGCCGGTTGCTGGCCGGGCCGTCAGGCGGACGTCGATATGCGTGCGGAGAGGCTTGGCGCTCGTTGCGGCCTCAATCACGTCAAACGGCAGACGCGCCGGCGCACCTCCGGTGACGTCGACGTCGATCGTCGCCGTGAAGGGACGCCCCGATCCACCCGGCTGGAACCATTCGATGATGCTTATGTGAGCCGCCCCGGCCACTGCCTGCACGGCAGTTCTCACGGCGGCGACAGTACCCTTCAGGCGGTGAACCATCGGGCTGGCCGCGATGACCGCGCGCTTGGTCGCTTCTGGCCATTCCTGCCGCCAGCTGTCGACCGACAGGGACCAGGCGAGAACACCCAGCCACTTTGGCGGGCAGGTCCAAGGGTTCCAGAGGCGGCGAACACGTTGGGCCAAGGCGTCCAGCCGAGCCGCCAAGGCAGCGTCTACGGCGCGCTCGATCGGCGTGCTGTTGGGCGGCAGCAGTTCCATCAGCCGACCACTTCGATAGTCAGGATGAGGTCACCGAGCACTGGCGCCGTATCTTCGACGGCTGGCACATCGTCGGGCGGCGAGACCAGTTCGACGTCCTCGACGCCCTCCTGCATCAAAGCCGCGATGACAGCCTTGTGCTTCACGCCCTTGTTGAGCTTGCGCCGGGCTGCGGCGTAGCGGCGCGCCGCGGCGGCGGCCGCTTCCTCGACCGTGGTCTGCTCAGGCCCGCCAAGGATCTTGAGGGTCGCCACGATGTCCCAGGTGGTCACCCCGGCGGAGACGACCTCGACCTCCTCGCCCAGCGGGCGAACGGTTTCCTTATTCAGGGCAGTGGCGACACGCGCCAGAAGGACAGCATCCGCGACGCCATCGACAGCATGGGAAAGCACCACCACCCGGACCACACCGGGCACAGGCGACGACACGGCAATGTCGGCGACGGCGGGATCAGCCGATCGGGCGTTGTAGATGTAGCCTTCCTCGGGCCCAGCCACCGACCAGGACTCCGGCGCCATGACAGCGCGGGCACGGAAGGCTTCGTCAGCCTCGCCTTCCAGGCGAGCAACGCCGAGATTGGCGGCCGCCACGTCGAGATCCGCGCCGAAGGAATAGGCCAGGGTGTCAGCCAGGGCGACCTTGTTGATCCGGTTACGCAGCATGAGCTCGCGATAGCCGAAGGCCTCAAGCAGCTTCACCATGGGTTCGGATTCGAGATCGAGAACAGCGGCCGTCGCCGGCGCGCGCTCGATCAGGTCAGCCTTGATGTCGGCCACGATGTCGGCGAACGACAGGGTTTCGACCGCCGCCGGCGGCGGCAGTTTCGAAAGATCGAGGACGTTGCGGGCCATGAACGCCATGTCGCCGGAGGGCGGTCAGGGTCGCGAGAACCCGCTGTTGTCAGGGCCGCACCGCACAACAGCACGCGTTCACGTCAGGTTGTCGGCACGCTGGCGGCGACATGATCTAGGAAGAGGGACAACAGGTGTTCGTCGTCGGCCTGGCTGAAGCCGAGAAGTTCACGCTGCGGATAGTCGGTCTCGGGCCCGTCAGGGCTCACGCGATCGCGCAGGCCGTAGTGGTGGATGCGGGCGACACGCTCCGCCCGCGAGGTGAATGCAACCCAGGCTTCATCCGGCGTCGCGCCCGCCTTCAGGTGCTTGGCCGTCCGGAGCCGCGCGAACATCTTGCGCGCGCGGCTCTTCTGGCCGCCGCCCTTGCCGTAGATGCTGTCGGGCATGGCGCCGGGATCGGCCGCCCCAGCAGGCGGCAGATGCCGGGCGATGCGATCCTTCCTGAAGGTGCGTATCCCGTCAGCTTCACGGTCGAAGCCGGTGACGTGGCCCCCTCGCCCAACCCAGCTGCGCATGTCGGCCACGCGGACGTCGCCGCCGCCCTTCCGGTAGAGGAAGCGCACGGCGCGCGTGGCCGGCTTCTGTTCAGATCGGGGCTTGCGATTGGGCCACGGCGATCCGTCCGGCGCCATCTGCGCGGCGTGTCTGCGCTGCTGCGAGCGGCGAATGTCGTGGGCCATCCGGCGCGTCAGGCGGACGCGCTGCGCCGGTTCCATGCTGCCCAGTACAGCCGAAGCGATTTCCTTCAGCCGCGAGAGTTCATCCGCCCGATCAGCCACGTCAGAGGCCGGCGCCCGGGTGGGCCGCGCAATGGGCGATCAGTTCGTCGTCCAGATAGACGGCATGCAGCGGCGCGCCTTCTTCCAGCGCCATGGGCAGGCGCTCTTCCACGAAGACCAGGTCGACGGAGCCGGGTTCGTCCGGCCTGGGCGTGAAGCGCACGACCTCAGTCAGGTCCAGGCGGATGACGACGTCGACCAGGTCGTCGGCCAGAAAGTCCACCTCCATGCTGAAGGCGTCCTGCTTCACAAGCAGATCATGCTGCCAGCGCTCGATCCAGCGCATCAGCGGCACGACGATCTCTGAGGTGCTGCCGGCGAAGTCCAAAAGCCCCAGCGCCAGGGTGTACTTGTAGACGAAGCCCTGCCCGGGTCGGCCGCTGGCCTGAGGGGTCAAGTTGACAATCTTCATGTGGAAGTCAGCCGGCCGGGCGCTCAGGCGGTGCTTGGCGTCCAGCGCCGCCGTCAGAGCGTTGTGCAGGCTGCGAGGCTTGTTCATCGTCTCGGGCCCAGGATCCGGCGCCACAGTGAAGGCGACGGAGTGATCGCCTTCAGCCAGGCGTCTTCATCATCATGCTCGGCCTGGTGCACATCGACGGCCAGACCGCGCTTGGCGTCGCAGGCGAGGATCTCGGCGCCGCGCACGACATAGCCGATTTCCAGATCCGCCTTGGCTGGTTCAGCGGGCAGGCGCCCGACCAGCGTGCAGGGCTGCGTCGCCGTCGCCGGCATCGAGCGGCGCGGGGGAATAGTCGGGGCAGATGGCCGGGCGAGCGGCGCACAGCTGCTGATCAACATCGCGAAGGCGGCGCACGCGATCGGGATCCAGAGGGTCTTTCGCATCGATGGCGATCCTGGCGTCAGAGGTGAGGGAGAAAACGGCCCGGTCAGCGGCGGCGACCTGGCGCACGACGACATCGACCCGGGTTGAGGTGTCGCGTTCGCCGGCAGTCTCGATACCGCGAGCCGAAGCGTCCGCCGTCGCGGCCGACGCCGTCGCCTGCGCCTGGTCCGCGCGACGGGCGGCGCTGTCGAACGGATCGAACCGGAAGCCGAGGCCGCCAGCGGCCAGCAGCACCAGGCCGATGAACAGCACCAGGAAGACAGCCGCGACGATGCCGCCGGCGGGGGTGGCGAAGTTGAACGTCCGGCTCAGCGCGCGCGGCATCAGGCGTAAACCTTCTTGCTGAGCTCGAAGTGCGGGCCATCGCGCAGCGTGGGCCAGTCGCCGCCCCAGACGATCTCGACGCCGAGTTCCTTGGCGGCCTGCTTGAAGGCGTCTGCGATGCGCGGATAGAGCGGCCAGTCCCAACGCACCTGACCATCGACCAGGGCGCAGATATCGACGGCGTGGCCGGTGATGTGCCGGCTCTTTTGCGTTTTGCTGGCCCCGGCCTTCACCAGGGAGGCTTGGCGGGCAGCGTCGCGCAGGCCTTCAGTCACGCGGAAGTCGACGGGGGTGAGCTGGATCGCACGCTCGACCACGCGCACCAGGTCGGGATGAACGCCGGCCATACGACCGCGCGAGAGGCTTGAAAGCCGAAAGGCCATGATCAGGATCCTTCAGTGGAATCGGAGGTGTCGAAATCGACGTCCGCCTCGACGCCGCCGGCGCGCAGGCGAAGCTTGCCCGCCCGACCAAAGGCGAGCGCGACCATGACCAAGGCGATGACCGCCCAGGCGGCGAGCCCCAGCCAGACCGCGCCCTGGACGCGGGCGAGCCAGACGGAGGTATCGTTGGGAAATTTGGAGCCGTGCAGCAGCCAGATCTGGATCCAGCCGGTCAGAACGGTGGCGACGCCGCCGCCGCCCAGCATCAGCGCGAAGCGGATCATGGGCAGCGACTTCAGCAGCGCCAGCAGCTGGTGGCGGGTGATCTTCACCGCGGCTTCTCCTGTTCCAGGCGCTGACGGATCCAGGCGACGTCCGTCTGGATCCGCACGAGGTCGCCGTCGCGCAGGGGCTGGGTGGTGGCCTTGAGCTCGCGGATGTCAGCGTGGGCGCCGGAGCCGAAAGACACGGCGGCGGCGAACTGCACCAGCAGGGCAAGGGCGAGCGCCAGGGCCGGATAGTTGATCGGTTGCGGCGGCGAGGCATGGAGAGGTTGAGCAGTCATGGCCTCAGTTCCAGAGATTGATCATGGGGCGGGTCGCCGGCGCTGAAGCGTCGGCCGGAATGGAGACGGCGAGGCCAGCGGGCAGAAAGACGCCCTGCTCAGCCAGATGCGGATTGGCCTGCAGCACCACCTCGACGGCGGCTGGCCCCTTGCGGATGGCTCGCCACACCAGGGCGTCGACGGTTTCGCCCTGCAGCGCGATGACCGTGGTGGTCGCGGGGGCCATCAAATCATCCTTGCGCGGATGCGAGCCTTGCCCAGGAAGTCGCGAACCGCGTGAACCACGTTGCGCTGGTGGACGCCCACTTCAGAGCCCAGGGCTTCGGCGCGATCTGCGCCCGCCTTGGTCAGGCCCTGGCCGAGGAGGCGTTCGCCCAGGTCGGCGGCGACCACGGACGACACGGCCCGGAACCAGCGGTGGCAGTAGTCGCTCTTGCCGTCGACCACGATGCGGCCCGGGACGTCATCAAGCTTGGCGTAGCCGGCAGCGGCCTGCCCTGCCCGCCATTCGGCGAGCTCGAGCGCGATATCAATCATGGCCAGGCGCACGGCGTCGCGTAGCCGGTCGGCCGTGACGTTGTTGTTCAGGTCGACGGCCAAGCGCACGGCGGTGATGTTCACGGCCGGCCACCAGCCGTCGCACTGGATCAGGTCGTGGGCCGGCTGCGGCACAGGAGGCTGCGCGTCGGCGTTCAGGGGAGTGACAGAGAAGTCGGACATGGCGCTAGCGAGGTTTCCTGATGTGCCGCCTTGCGACTTCTCTGCCGTTCATGGGGCGGCTGGCCGAAGCCCGCCGCCGGGGTAATCCGCCTCCCGGTTACGGCGGTGGGGAGGCTGGACGGACGCTGCAGCGGGCGAACCCGTTGTCGTCGGACCAGCCTCCGCCGCCGAGCGCCGGGGGGCGAGCTTGGTCAGGCGGCCGTCTCTTCGGTCGCACTGGATGGGGCGGGCGCGCCGGCGGCGGCCTCGGTCTTCTTCAGCGCCGACTGCAGGCGCTCGATGTCCTTCTTCACGCCAGCGCGCGGGTTGAGTTCGAGCGCGCGCATGTAGCGGCGCAGGGTCTCCTCCTGGCGGACCCGGCTTTCATCGCCATCGGCGGCGAGCGCCCGGGCGATGGCCTTCTGCAGCTTGGCCTTGACCTCGTCGTGCATGTCCTCATCGGCGACGAGATCCTCGAGCTCGGCCAGCACCTTGATCGGGAAGGCCTGGACGCCGGCCTCGACCTGGTCGAAGGCGGCGAGCGCGGCGTCAGCGATCTCCTCGGTGACGAAGGTGCCGACCGTCCGGCCGATCTGTGCCGGCATGGGAACACGATGACGCAGCACGAAGTCGATCAGGGGCATCGCGCCGGCGTAGTCGCCGACATCGATGCGCCAGATCATGATGCTGGAGACCACGTCGGCCGCCTCTTCGGTGGCCGGCGGGGCGTCGGCCAGCAGGACGCCGGAGATCCAGTCCGCGTAGAGCGGGAGAAGCTCGCGCTTCGTCTCGATCTTGGTCTCGCGGGACTGGATCGCCTTCAGGGTCTGCTTGTGGTCGATCAGCTGCAGCTTCATCTCGATCGCCGCGCGGGTCGCAGGAGTCGGGTTGTCGTTTACAGCCCTGGGACTGTGTGCGATGCCGTAGCCGCTGCCGCTCCTGGCCAGCAGGCCGCCGAGGACCTGCTGACGGTGGCGGGCGAAAGGGTCGAGTTTGCGCATGATCTGATCAGCCGGTGGAGGCCGGGGCTTAAGCCCCAGCGCCCTCCTCACCCTCGACCGGCCATTCGCCGATCTCGATGTTCTCGATCAGGACAGCCGCGCCGATGCGCTCGACCACGTAGGCGTCGTTGGACGACTCGTAGTTCTCGATCTGATCGTTCTCGGGCACGTCCTTCAGGTGACGGCGACGGCCGCCCACCTGCCAATAGATCGACAGGTTGTCCGGACGGGTGATCAGCAGCGAGTTGGCCGGGAAGTAGGGCTGCGTCGTCGCCGGCAGGTTGCCCATGCGCTTCTGCGCCACGACCGATTGGGCCGCCAGCGTTTCGGACGGCTTGTTGTCCTGGTTGACGACGGGGAAGTACTTGTCGTGCAACAGTTCGCGACCGCTGATCGCTTCAAGGCCGGTGTCCTCGCGGTACTGCGGCTCCATCAGCATGATGGCCGACATCACCAGGGCGTCCAGGTTGGCGAAATCGCCGCCCTTGCCGACGCGCACGGCGCGATAGACAGCCGGCTGGCCATCGGCCGCGGTGTTGATGCCCGGGATGACCTGGGCGGGAGCTTCCTTACGCAGGATCTCCAGCCAACCGATGTTGACGTCCTGCAGCATCGGGAAGGCGACGATGTCCGTGTCTTCGGCGACGTGCGTGCCGTTCCAGCCGATGATCAGTCGGTCGAGGCCCTGCTGCTGGATGCACTGGTCGCGGACCAGGGTTTCGAAGTTCGGGAATTCCGACCAGCTGTCGAGGGTCTCATAGCGGATATGGGTGTCGAAGTTGGTCTTCGCGCACTTGTAGCCACGCTTGTCGAGCGAATGGGTCGGCCGCGTCTTGCGGGTGCCGCCGTTCGCCGTGTTGGTCCGGCTGGCGTTCGGCCCCTTGTTTCCCAGACCAAGCTTGGCGCCTTCCATGTCGCGAACCGGCACCACGTTGATGCGCTTCAGGAAGGCGGCGGTCTCGAGGATCTTGGCTTCCAGCGTCTGCTGGACGGTCGGCGCCACGGTGAAGGAGACGGCCGCGCTCGCGACGCTGTTCAGCAGGGCCACTCGGGTCGAGAAGGCGGTGAACTTCTCGCGGGTTTCGTTGCGCATGGGAGCTTGTGTCCGAAGATTGTTGAGCGGTCAGGTGCGAAGGGATCCGGCTGCGATCAGCAGTCGGTGACGATGCCGCCGGCGCCGCCGGTGGCGGCCGGGCGCGTCGAATGGTTCTGGTTCGGCTGGCCTTCCAGCTGGGTCTTCAGGGTGGTGAAGTCCGACTGCAGTTGGCCGAAGGCGGCCCGATCAGCGGCGCGGTCACGCTCCAGGCCATCGGTGAAGACCTTCAGGCCCTGGGACAGTTCGGCGAAGCCGGCGGCGAAGTCGGCAGCAGCAGGCGCGGCGGCCGGGGTAGCGGGCGCGGTCGGCGTCTCGGCAGGCTTCAGGTTGAACTTCTTGGCGGCGGCATCGAGGACGGCGGCCAGGCTGAAGCCCTGAACATTGGTGTCGGCGGGCTCGTCCTCAAACTCGACGATCACGCCGTCGACGGTGTCGGCGGCCGAGAACAGGTTGTCGGCGTGCTGCTTGCGAGCGGCGAAGGGGTGCACCTTGGCCTGGGCTGCGAACTGCAGCATCTCGGTGCCCAGGCTGGCCGGGCTGTCGGTCATGGCCAGACCGACGCAATAGGCCTGGCCCTTGCCGGCGAAGTTCGGATTGACCTCGATCGAGGGGAAGCGCTTCTGCTTGGCCTTCGACAGGGCGACCAGCTGGTCGTTGCCGTCGACCTGGGCGAACAGGGCCTTCTTGGTCTCGGTCTTGCCGGCGATCGTCAGTTGGATCTCGCGCTCTTCAAGCGCCAGAATCGAACCGTAGTTGTTGAACGGGGCCTCGGGCGAATAGCCGCGGATGTGTTCGACGTTGATGGCCGCGGTATAGGTCGCCGGCTTGTAGTTGGCCGCCATCTCCGTGATCCAGGAGCCCTCGATGACGCGCCCGTCGGTCGTGGCGCCTTCCACTGCGACGCAGAAAAACTTGGACTTCATGAGGGGCCTCGGGATCCGATGATGCTCAGGGGCCGCAGGGCCCGTTAGGAACCGTCAGATCGCCCCTTCGGCGGGGCCTTTCGCAACGCGGGGCTGTTGTGCGGTGCGGCCCTGACAACAGCACCGGGGCGGGACGCGCGCGCGCCCGCGTCTAGCGTCCGGCGCGATGAGACAGCGCCCCGCCAAGAAGGAAGAGCCGTTCGGCGGACCCGACGACGTCGGTGCCATACTGGCGCGCAACGACGCCGTGGGCTTCCCGGTCAGCGAGAACCTGGACCCCCGGCGCTTCGCTAAGTTCCTCTACTGGTCGTTCTGGCGCCTGTGCGACATCGCCGAGTTCATCGGCGAGAGCGAAAACACCCTCGCCAGCTGGAAACGACGGGACGCCTGGGACGTTTCCTCCCCGCTTGAGCGCGCCGAAGGCGTGGTCGAGGCGCGGTTCATCACCTTGGTGTGGAAGGGGCTGAAGGACGGTCGCGACTTCAAGGAAATCGATCTGCTCGGGCGGCAGATGGTCACGATCGCCCGGGTCCGGAAGTTCGAGGGCGAAGGCGGGCACACCGGCCACCTGAACGACAAGGTCGGCAACCGCAACAAGGGCGAGAAGGCCAAGCCGCGCCGCAACGTCATCACCGAAGAGCAGCTGGAGATCCTTCGCCAGCGCCACCTGGACGAGATGTTCGGCTATCAGCGCGAGTGGCACGCTGTCCGCCACCTGCGCCACCGGATGATCCTGAAGTCCCGCCAGATCGGCGCGACCTTCTACTTCGCCCGGGAGGCCCTGATCCACGCGATGGAGACGGGCAACAACCAGATCTTCCTGTCGGCCTCCAAGCGCCAGGCGCACGTCTTCCGCAAGTACATCGTGGACTTCGCCCGCCTGACGATCGGCGTCGAACTGACCGGCGAAGAGATGATGCTCGACCGGGGCGACGACCCCGAGACGGGCCTGCCGCTGCCTCGGCCGACGCTCTACTTCCTGGGCACTAACAGCCGCACCGCCCAGTCCAACAACGGCGATCTCTACTTCGACGAGTTCTTCTGGGTCCACGGCTTCAAGACGCTTGAGGACGTCGCCTCGGGCATGGCGTCGCACAAGCAGTTCCGCCTGACCTATTTCTCAACGCCCAGCAGCATCACGGACGAGGCCTATCCGTTCTGGACCGGCAAGGCCTGGAACGCCGACCGCCCCAAGGCCGAGCGGGTCGATTTCGACACCACCCACAAGGCGCTGAAGGACGGCCGCCTGTGCGAGGACGGGATCTGGCGCCAGATCGTTACGATCGAGGACGCTGCCGCCAAAGGCTGCACCCTTTTCGACCTGGTCGGGCTGCGCCTGCGCAAGTCAGCGGCGGCCTGGGCCAACCTCTATATGTGCCAGTTCGTGGACGACAGCCTGTCTGTCTTCCCGATGGCGGCGCTGAAGCCGTGCCAGATCGAGCACGACGCATGGCCCGATATCAACTGGACCGCCCAGCTAACCGGCTATGGCCGCCCCTATGAGGGTGAGGTCTGGCTGTCCTACGACCCGAACGGCGACGGCGAGAACGCCGACAACGCCGGCCTGGTGCTGGTCGCGCCGCCGGCGACGCCCGGCGTCGGCAAGTTCAGGATCATCTACAAGCACCAGTTCCGGGGATCAGACTTCACCGACCAGGCGCTGCGGATCTTGGAACTGTGCGACCGCTACAACGTCACCAAGATCGACATCGATGAGACCGGTCTCGGCAAGGCGGTCCTGCAGCTGGTCAAGCAGAAGAAGCCCTGGGCGCGCGGCCATCGCTATGACCCGCTGACCAAAACGCGAATGGTCCACAAGGCGCTCGACGTCATCTCTAAGAAGCGGCTCGAGTACCTGATCGACTGGCTGGACCTGACCAGCGCACTGATGTCGATCCGGCGCACCCTGACCGGATCAGGTCGCCACCTGACCTATGAGGCGCCGCGCACCCGCCAGAGCGGCCACGGCGATCTGGCCTGGGCCCTGTTCCAGGCGCTCGACAACGAGCCGCTCGAAGCCGCGATCGGCGTCACCAACCAATCCCGCGTGAGGATCTTCAACTGATGAAAAGCGCCCTACCCCGCGCCCGCGCTCTTGCGCGCGGCCGTTCGGACATGAACCGACAGGTCATTGAGGGCGAGATGCTGCCGGCGGCGGCGCGCCCGGGCGGTCGATCGTTTTCATTCGGGGATCCCGAGCCGGTCATGTCGCGACGCGAACTGATCGACTACCTGGAATGCTGGACCAACGGTCGCTGGTATGAGCCGCCGATCCCCCTAGGCGCCCTGACCCGGGCCGAGCACGTGAGCCCGCACCACGCCAGCGCCATCCAGTACAAGGTCAAGCAGCTGGCCAAGGATTTCATTCCGCACCCGCTGCTGGACCGCGCGACCTTCAGGGCCTGGGCCCACAACTACCTGGTCCTGGGCAACGGCTATCTTGAGGTCATCGAGAACCGCCTCGGTCGGCCGATGCAGTTGAAGAACTCCCTGGCGAAATACACGCGCCGCGGCCTGGTCGACGGGGAGTTCTTCTATGTCAGCCGCGCTGGCCAGGAGCACGCATTCCGGCCCGGGTCCGTCTTCCAGCTGATGAGCGAGGGCCTGGACCAGGAGATCTACGGCATTCCCGAGTACCTGAGCGCTCTGCAGTCGGCCTTCCTCAACGAGGCAGCCGTGCTGTTCCGCCGCAAATACTACCTGAACGGCTCGCACGCCGGCTTCATCATGTACGTGTCGGAGGAGAAGCTCAGCGAGGCCGACGCCGACCAGATCGAGAACGCCCTCGAGAAATCCAAGGGGCCGGGCAACTTCCGCAACTTCTTCCTGCACATCCCGGGCGGAAAGGAGAAGGGCGTCCAGTTGATCCACCCGGGCGAAGCCGCCGCCAAGGACGAGTTCATCGGCGTGAAGGGCACGACCCGCGACGACATCCTGGCCGCGCACCGCGTGCCGCCGGTGCTGATCGGCGTCGTGCCGCAGAATAGCGGCGGCCTGGGCGACCCCGAGAAGGCCGACGCCGTCTATTACCGCAACGAGACCGTGCCGCTGCAGCAGGAGGTCACCGCGCTGAACGATTGGATGGGCCAGGAGGTGGTTCGCTTCAAGGAGCGGAAGCTCATCATCCCCTGAGCCTGTTGTCAGGGCCGCACCGCACAAATCGCGTGCGCTTTCGGCGCCGCCGCTGACCGCCGATAGAGCCCGCGCCCCAGCCGGGGCCGGGCGTTAGAGCGTCCGAGGCGCACGGCCAAGACCTGCGAGGATCCGCGCCGCCATAGACGGCGCCATCACAGGCCCGACCATGTGTAACCATCGACCCGCCGCCTCACGAGAGGCGGTGCGCTGCGCCTCATGCGCGGCCCTTCTGTTCAAGGCGCAGCCCGGCGCGATCGCCGGCGTCGTCGAGATCAAATGCCGGCGCTGTTCAGCGCTGAACCTCCTGAGGCCCTCGAGCCCCCATCCGATCGCCGACAGAGCGACCGAACAAGGGAATGGGCTTTGTGGCTCTTCATACCGAACGAACATCTGACCCCGACCTCCGGGGCCTGTCCCTCTGCGCCGGCTACGGCGGCCTCGACCTCGGCCTGCACATCGCCGAGCCAGGATATCGCACTGTGGGTTACGTCGAGCGGGAAGCTCATGCGGCGGCCGCTCTCGTGGCGCGGATGGCGGACGAGGCCCTGGCTCCGGCGCCTGTTTGGGACGATCTGCGATCCTTCGACGGCCGACCGTGGCGCGGCCGCGTTCATATCGTCTCTGCCGGCTATCCCTGCCAGCCCTTCAGCCAGGCCGGACATCGCCGCGGCGACGCCGATCCCCGCCACCTGTGGCCGGAGGTCGCCCGCATCGTGCGCGAAGTCGGCCCCCGATGGGTGTTCCTCGAAAACGTCGAGGGCCACGTCTCCCTGGGATTTGGGGACGTCGCCCGAGAGCTTCAGGGCATGGGTTACGGCGTCAAGGCAGGCCTGTTCACTGCGGCTGAGGCGGGCGCGCCTCATGTTCGGAAGCGGCTGTTCATTCTGGCCGACGCCCACGGCGTCGGATGCGGGCTACTTCCCGGATCTGATCCTGGACGAGACGAAAGTGGGCTTCACCGGCCCGCACGATGCGGCGTTGGGGAGCGCGGGGCAGTTCAGCCTGACCAACGCGGCCCGGACCTGGACGACGCTGTGGCACCTGCTGCAGGGGCTGGATGCGGTGCCGAAGAGGGCCTGCCGCCGCTCTTCGCGCCACGTCCGGGTGAGTTTCCGGCATGGGAGCGGCTCCTACGTCACCGGCCTGGTCTCGAACCCGGCCTTCTTCGAGCTGGTGATGGGATGGCCGATCGGCTGGACCGGACCCGAGGAGGCGGTAACGGGGTTTGCAGCCTGGCTGCAGCACTCGCGTGGCGCACTCTCCGCGCTGGATGATCAGGGTTAACGAAAGGTTGTCAGGGCCGCACCGCACAAATGGCGCGGCTTCAAGCAGGGCCGTTGAGGGGCAACACCCCGCAGCGGCCCTCGCGGATTAGAGGCGGAGGCCCGGGCGTTAGAGCGCCCGAGCCGCCGAGCCAAGACTCAGCACGTCCAGGGGTGCACGCCCCTTTCGCCCCGCCACCGGCCAGACCGGCGGGGCGCACTAGTGGTTGAGTCGTCTATGTTTTCAACGTCAGTTATACCCGTCGTTCCCGTTCGGCCCATCGCGCCGTGGATCGGCGGAAAACGCAATTTGGCGCGCCGGCTGTGCGCGCTGATCGAGGCCACGCCTCACACCCTCTACGCCGAGCCGTTCGTCGGCATGGGCGGCGTCTTCTTCCGCCGCCGTAGCCGGCCGAAATGCGAGATGATCAACGACTATTCGGGCGAGGTGGCCAACCTATTCCGCTGCATGCGGGCGCACCCGGCGGCGCTGACCGAACTGACGGCCTGGTCGTTGTCGTGCCGCGAGGAGTTCGAACGCCAGCTGCGCACGGACCCCACGACGCTGACGGACCTGCAGCGGGCCGCTCGGTTCATCTACCTGCAGAAGCTGGCCTTCGGCGGGAAGGTGCGCGGCCAGAACTTCGGTGTCAGGACGGACGGCCCTGCCCGCTATCGCGCCAGTCATGTCGGACAGGATTTGTTGGCCGCCGCCGGGCGCCTGGAGGTCGTCACGATCGAGAACCTGGACTGGGCTGAGTTCATCGCTCGTTATGACCGCCCGGGCGCGCTGTTCTATCTGGACCCGCCCTACTTCGGCTGCGAGCGCGACTATGGCGACGACCTGTTCGGCCGAGGCGAGTTCGCCGCCATGGCCGAGCAGCTGGCCAGCCTGAAGGGCCGGTTCATCCTGTCGCTGAATGATCGGCCCGAGGTGCGCGAGATCTTCGCGGCTTTCGACATCGAGGCGGTTGGCACGCACTACGGCCTGGCCGGGCGCGGCGCCCAGGAGGCACGCGAGGTGATCATCACGCCCAGGACCTGATCTGGGCAAAGCGGCGGATACGTCAACGTCGGCCGGGTCTGTCAACAGCCCGGCCCACAGCTTTGGAACAAAAAGCGAACAAAACGCTTGAGGCCAATAGGCCTGGCGCTCTAGAGGGGCGGCGGGTCGGTTGGCTCCTGGAGCGAAACCGTGAGTGCGTTGAAACAAGAACTGGTCCCCCTGATGGGGCGACCGCTGTGCGCCGGCTTTCCGTCGCCGGCAGACGACTATGTCGAGGAAGCGCTGGATCCGGCGCGCCTGATCGTCACCAATCCGGCCTCCACCTTCATGTGGCGGGTGGTCGGGCGCAGCATGATCGCCGCCGGCATCAACGACGGCGACTATGCCGTGGTCGACCGCTCCCTTACGCCGAAGGCCGACGATGTCGTCGTGGCCATCATCGACGGCCTGCCCAGCGCCAAGCGCGTCGTTCGGCTGCGCGGCGGCCGCCTGGCGCTGGACTTCGCCAATCCCGACATGGGGCCATTGATCCTGGACGAGGCGAGCGAGGCGCTGATCTGGGGCGTCATCACCTGGTCCCTGACGCCACATCGGCCAGCGCCCCGATGAGCGACCGCGTCTTCGCCCTGTCGGACGGCAACAGCTTCTACTGCAGCTGCGAGCGGGTGTTCGATCCTCGCCTCGAGGGCCGCCCGGTCATCGTCCTGTCGAACAACGACGGCTGCGCCGTGGCGCGCACGCCTGAGGCGAAGGCCCTGGGCATCGAGATGGGCGCGCCCTGGTTCAAAATCCGCAAGCTGTGCGAGGCCAACGGCGTCGTGGCGCGGTCATCGAACTACGTCCTCTACGGCGACATGAGCCGGCGCATGAACGAGATCTACCGCGCGCACGCCCAGGACGTTGAGGTCTACTCCATCGATGAGAGCTTCCTCGACTTCACCGGCATGATCGAGCCGGCGGCCCAGGCGCGCGCCATGCGTCGCACCGTCAGGCAGTGGACCGGGATCCCGACCTGTGTCGGCCTCGGCCCGACGCGCGTGCTGGCCAAGGCCGCCAATCACCTGGCCAAGAAGCGACCTGAGCTGGAAGGCGTCTGCGACCTGACATCGGCCGCCGCCCGTGATGCCCTGCTGCCCCAGCTGGCGATCGAGGACGTGTGGGGCGTCGGCCGTGCCTCCGCCGGCAAGCTTCGCGCGATCGGCGTCATGACCGCGGCGGATCTGCGCGGACTCGATTCGCGCGTCGCCCGACAACTGCTGACCGTGACCGGCGAGCGCCTGGTGCGCGAGATGAACGGCGTCCTGTGCCAGGAGCTCGAGATCGAACCGCCCGGGCGCAAGGGCATCGCCGTGACCAGGTCGTTCGGATCTCCGATCACCAGCCTGGACGATATGCTCGAGGCCACCGCCTTCTACGCCACCCGGGCGGGCGAGAAGCTCCGCCGGCATGGAATGCTGGCCCATCAGATGCAGGTCTTCTTCCACACCAGCCGGTTCGCTGAAGGGCCCAGCCGATCAGTGTCCGGCGTGGCCAACCTGATCGAGGCGACGTCCGACACGCTGCAGCTGGTGCGGGCGGCGTCCTCGGCGACGCGGCGGCTGTGGCAACCCGGGTATCGATACGCCAAGGCCGGCATCATCATGGAAGACCTGGTGACACCGGCGCAGGCACCGCGATCGCTGCTGGCGCTGACGGACCCGAGGCGGGAGGCGTTGATGATGGCGATGGACCGGGTGAACAGCCGGTTCGGTCGGGGCTCTCTGTCGCCGGCGCAGTCGGGCGTGTCGCGCGCCTGGTCCGTGCGGGCTGACATGAGGAGCCCGGCCTACACGACCAGGCTGTCTGAGACGCCGATCGCGACGGCCTAGCCCCTCGGAGGCCCTGGAGAGGCCACCGCCAGCCCCGGCGGGCGGCCACCCAGGCTGGCAGGCTAGCGCCGCGCTGAGTCCCCCGCCTCGCCTGCGCGCTTTCTGTCTCGGATTCCGTGCAATTCCCGGCGCCGGGCAAAACCAAGCCCGGACGGGCTAGAGAAGCGCTTCACCGGCGCCATCCTTCAGTGCAGTTTCTTGCAGCCAGAGCCTTCAATGCGTTCAGGGATAGCCCAGATACTCCTGATAGGGCACCACAGGCTCCAGCAGCTTCCATTTCACCAACTCCACCTCGTCAACGACACAGACCGTAACCGTCCGCCCCACGCGAGAATGCTTCAGGCCCGCTGAGATCGCGAGTTTCTCGATGTGATCAATCGGGTCGACGTCATCGTAAACCATGAGCTGGTCTGTGGGGATTTGGATCAATGCCCCCTCGGACTGGCGATACATGAAGCACTGCATACTCACTCCCCTCGGTCAGCAGGCACCAGGGCGGCCCGCGCCAGCCATTTGTCCCACGACCGATCAGCTGCAGCCCGCGCCGCGCGCTCAGTCTTCACCAAGCCGTCTGTCTTCGCGATCCACTTCACACGGACGCCATCGATCGACCACGAAAAGCCGGACCCGTCCGAGCGCTTCACGATCATGGCGACGTTGAAGGTGCCGCTGTAGCCGTAGAGGCTGGTCGTGTCAGTCTGCCTTTCCCATCGCAGTGGCACTTCAGCCCTCGCGGTCTAGGGCTGCTTCAGGGTTCGAGCGGCTGTCCTTCAGCTGCAGGTGAAACCGGTCCTCGACCAGCTCCATTATCTCCGCCGCCTGGGCCATCGCTCGAGCGTGCTGATCCGCCGATCCGAAAGCTGGCGCACCGTTGCTGGCCACCGCAATGGGGTCGATAGCGCGAGCGATGGCGCCGACGATGGAAATAGGGTTGTGGCTGTCGGGATAGGCTTGCGCCAACGCATTCTCAGACAGCGTCAGCAGCGCACAGGGCTCAGCTTTGCTCATCGTCGATCCTTCAGTGCAGCTTCTTGCAACTACGCTCACCAATAGGCAGCAGGGTTCTGGTAGTCGGGATAGTTCTCCAGCAGCCAAGCCCGGCCTGCTTCCTCCTGCACCTCTATCGCGGCCCAGTCAGAAGGTGGGGACGGCTCCCCCATCCAAACGATCTCTCCTGTACCAGCGTCGATGACCCTCGGCGTCCGGTCGTCGTTCTTCCAATCATTGGTGACTGAAAATCGCGGAAGCCAATGCCCGTCCGCGCGGCGATCATAGAAGGCGGCCTTGTAGAAGATCGCTCCACGCTTTCTGCCTTGGCCGTCCAGAATGTCCGACCACATTGCATGGTCCGTCGCTCTCAGGCTCCAGCCTTCAGGAGGAGTGACTGTTACGAATAATTCGTCCGCCTCTGTGCCATACGTGAAGCCCAGTGCTTCGGCGCGCTCTCGGCCCCCGGCACCCATGTTGATCGGTAGCGTTTCAAAAGACGCCACCAGACCAATTTGGCCGCCAAGCTCTTGAGCTTCGATCCCTCCAGGCGTGCTGGCCACCCCGAAGTTATCAAGATCGCCCTTCAGGAGGGCCTCCAAAGCAGCAGGGTTCATTGTTGATCCTCCAGCGCCTGCAGGGCGCGTTCGAACATTTCGTTCATGCTCACGCCTGCCTGGTCGGCCAAACCCTGAAAGCGGGCTTTGGTTTCGGGTGTGACCTTGAGGTTCAGTTGTTCGGTGCGGCCGGTGCGATAGCGGCGCTGGGTGTCGCCCGGCCGTTTGGTCGAAGCGCCGGACGTATAGCCGCCCTCCTCTGCGACGCGACGGGCGGCTTCAGGATCAGGGCGACTGATAGGGCGCGGCTGGAACTCCCCTGCCCCGACTTCTTCGTCGGGCCCGGGCGTCGCGCCGAATGTCCTACGCCGCTCGTTCATGCTCGATGTCCTTCAGCACCTTCAAGACCTCGGCCGCGAACGCGCGCGCGTTGGCGATGGCCTTCTCAGGACTGGATACCTGACGGCTATCCAGTTGCTCAAGGGCGCCGCCGAACGAGAACATGGCCTTGAAGGCTTCGCGCTCGACCAGCTGGGTTTCGAAACAGGTGACGCCCGCGTCCGCAAGCTCGGTCTTCAGGTGCTTGAGCGTGCGCGTCTGCAACGCCGTCGACGTCCGGGTGAACAGGATCCGCGTCGCGATCTTTCGGCGCGCCGCCCGCTCCTGGTTCGTGACCTGAACGAGCGCACGTTGCGCCTGGTCCGCGTCCAGCTGGGACGCCTGCAGGGGGATGATGACCAGATCGGCCGCGCTGATCGCCAGCGATGAGATCAGGTTCGCCGTCCCTTCAGGGTCGATCAGGACGAAGGGCACGCGGCGCGCGGCCTCGTCCAGCCGGTCATAGAAGTTGGCGTCGGTGACGTCGGCGATGACTTCGATGTTTTCAGGGAACCCGGCCATCTTTGACCAGGTCACGATGGGCTGGTTCTTGTCCGCGTCGATGATGACTACCGGCGCGGTGCGCGCCAGTTGCGTCGCCAGCACGGCCAAGGACGTCGTCTTTCCCGCGCCGCCTTTCGGCGACGACATGGTGATCACAGGCATCAGGCTACCTTTCAGCTATCGGATAGCTAACAGCTACCAGATAGCTAGCAGCTAGTCGATAGCTATTAGCTACCTGACGGCTAGTCGCTACCAGCCAGCTACCAAGGGAGTGCGTGCGGACATTTTTATCCGCAGCCATTGACTGCGGGCATTTTTGCCCGCATAACACTCCACATGAACCGCACCGCATTTCTTCGCGATCTGAACGCCTACTGCCGCAGCGCCGGGCTCGAATACCGCTTCGACGCCGCGCACGGCAAAGGCGGCCACGGTCGGGTGTATGTGGGCGATAAGTTCACGACCGTGAAGTCCGGCGAAATCAGCAACGTCGTCAAACAAGGTCTTCTCAAACAACTCGGAGTTCCAAAAGACGCCTTCTAGTAACCCAGCTGATCCCCCTCTCTTAAGCCGCCATGCGGCCCCCCTCCTAAGGATCAACGCAATGTCCAACTTCTACTATCCTGTCCTCATCAGCGAGGAAGCGCCCGGCGAATTCCTGGCCACCTTCCGCGACATCCCTGAAGCCATCACCGGCGGCGCCACGGCGAAAGAGACTTTCATCCTGGCGGTCGACGCCCTTTCGGTTGCGATCGAGGGCCTGCTCGAAGACAGCCGCGAGATCGCCGCACCTTCCCAGCCCCAGGCTGGCGAGATCCTGGTCCCGCTGGATCCGGCGATCGCCGGCCGTCTGGCCCTGTCGGATCTGATGCGATCACAGCACGTGTCAGGCCGCGCCTTAGCTGAACGCCTTGGCCGCGACGAAAAGCACGTGCGCCGCATCCTTCAGGGCAAGGCCAGCCTCGACGCCACGCTCGACGCTCTGCGCGAACTCGGCGTCAGACCCGCCCTGTCGATCGAAGAGCCACGCGTCGCCGCCTAAACAGTAAATCGGCCCGGCCCGCCCCCGCCCGCGCGCCCGGCCTCGATCTACCCAGCACGACCACGCCCTATTGCCTGGTCCTGCCTGAACCGGCGTCTTCAGGACTGATCGTGTTGCACGATCGGCCGAAAGCGTTGCGCGAACGGCGAAAAAGGTTGCCCTGGTCCGGACGGTGGCGTCACCGCCGCCCGCCCCCACGCGCGCAAATCCCGAACCCCTCTCACCCTCGATGAGCCAGCGACGCTGGCCCCATACACAAACGGCCGCCGTCCCTGCGGGCGGCAGCCGGGTAGAACCGGGGGCGAGCACTGCTCGCCCGCTCGATCATGAGCGGGTTATCGGCCGACATTTGCGGCCTCGATCGGGGTTCAATGTGGTCGCCCGACTAGGGCGACGCCTCATATCTTCCTGATCATGTTGTCTCGCGACCAGCGAGACGCCTTCTAGATAGATATGGACTCCGGATTGTGAGCCCTGAGGGTATCCACGTTAATCCGGAACTTCGGGGGGCGTTTCGGCAGCCTCCCTCTTGGCGTTCATGGCCACGAAGACGGCCTCCAGGCGGGCCTTATCCTTTGCGGCCTGTTCAGCCAGCCGGTCAGCCTTTCGCCGCTCAGTGGGGCTCAGGACGGCAAGCTCGGCCTCGGTGACCACCCGGGGCTCCGGGTCGAGGCCCATGCCCTTGCGAATGGCCTTGACCAGGTCGAGCGCCTTCTGCGGGAGCTTGGTGATGTAGGCGTTCGACGTCTGCGCGACCTGCGGGCCGCGCACGCCCTGCCGGCCCGTCTCGACGTAGCGGCGATCCCAATCGAGGAAGCCGTGTTCCTGCAACTGGGCCTTCCACTTATGGATGACCTTCATCGGGACGTTCAGCACGCGCTCCGACGCCAACCATGCGACGGACGGCTCGACGCGGCCGCCGTGCTTGACGGCCATGTTGCACAGGATCCGGAACAGCTTCACGGCGCCGTCGCTGATCGTACCCTCCGCGCCGAAGCGCTGGCCCGCCTTGCGGGTGGTGACCTGGTAGCGCTCGAGCGCGAAGATCCGCAGGTTTGCTTCCTTGCGGGACAGCGACGCCCACCGCTCCTTGTGGTTGGTCCAACGGCTGCCCCTGCGCACGGGCTGGAAAGTGCGCCGGCATTCCGGCTCGGCCGCTCTGAATTTGCCGCCCGGCTTCACGCTGATCGCCGCGCTCATGACGTGGCGTCCATGGCGGCGCGGACGCCACGAATATGAGCCTCGACGCGCAACAGGTGCGGCTCGATCTCCCGCTTCTCTGTCTCGGAATAGTGGTTGTCCTCGCCTGCCTTCCGGACCAGGCGCTGCGCGATGGCCATGACCTCGCTGGCCTCACAGGCCTCGCTGGTCGCGCATTGCGCTTCAGTCGGCGCTAGGTCGGCTGCAAACAAAGCGGGCGTGTAGACCGCCTCCTTTCCAGCCTCGACCAGGTGTCGGTCCAGGAAGACGAGTGCGCCGACGGGCATGGTCTTCCCGCTGCCCTGCTCGCGGCACTCATACATATGCGTCCGCCCCATCTTGTAGGGCGTGACCTCGAGAATGTTCAGGCAGGCGTCGACGCCGCCACAGGCGTTCTGCTGCTCACGCGCAAGGGTCGCGTGCTGTCGAGTGTTCAAGTGGATTCTCCCTCAGAGAATCCGCCTGACGAGCCAGAGCACCGGGCGCAGACATGCATTCGCTCCGGCGGTTCAGGGCCGGGCGTTGGCAAAAGGCGTCCCGATGACCGTCCGTAAGGCGGCCACGTTTGGCTTGAATGGGGGCAAGAGGGCCGCGTGCGCCGCCGTTGGCGTCGTCGTTCCACCCCGCAGAAACCCGTCCCCGGCGTTGTGCGATGGCGGCTCGATCTGGCCGTCTGGCGGGCCTTACGCGGCCGTTGCCGATGTAGGGGTGGCGCGTTCGGCGCTACGGGATCCCGCCTCGTTCGCGGTCCAGGGCGAGGCGCTTCAGCAGCTGGCTTTGAAGGCGAGTAAGGCGCGCGCGTTGGGCAGCGCAGGGGCGGCCGGATCCCGATTGGGACCGCGCGCCGCGCAGGGTTTCGTTAAGGTTCAGAACGAACCGGAAACCATCGGGAGAAGCGAGTGCTGCGGCGGCCAGCAAGGGGGCGAAGGAACGCGTCAGCACTGCGTCCCTGCAGCGAAAGAGGGGTGCCCGCCGGCGCGGCCGTTGAGGGGGGCGATGGTTGCCGCGCCGACGGGAAACGCCGTCATCGAGAAGAAACGTCCGATGACGACGACCTGGTCAGGCCTGCCCGGGCAGGGCGGGGCCGAAAAGGGGGAGGAACGCCCGGCACGACGCAGAGTCTGGCCGGTGGCGCCGGGCGTTCCAGCCTCGACCCGCGAGGCGGCACGGGCGAGGCATGGGGAGGGCGCGGCGCTAGTCATGCGTCACGCCCGTGTCACAAAGAATGAGGGTTCCAGGCGGCAGTTCGGCCGCCAGTTGCTCGAGCTCCTGGGGTGTCAGGTTGCGGGCCAGCACGGCCAGGACGTCGGGACCTGCCGCAAAGTCCAGGCCGAACACGACGGCGCTGTCGATCAGCGCCTGCGGCTCGACACCCAGCTGGTCGGCGCGCGCCTGCAGGCAGCCAGTGGCCTTGAAGCAGACCTGCCAGCCGCAGTCATCGCAGAACTCGGAAAGGCCCCCCGGCGCCATGGCTATGGCCCCTCCGCATGGATGACCCGCACGTCGTGCAGGTCACTGCGCAGATCGGCGACCGTGCACTCCCCGCCCGAAATCCGATCAATGGCGATAGCGTGCTCAGCAGGAACGCGCTCACGCCCGTTTTCCCAATCGCTGATGTGGCCACGCGAGCTCAGGCCCAGAAGCCGAGCTAGGTCGTCTTGCGACCAATTTCGCGTTTTTCGGAGCCGAACCAGCTTCATAGGGCGAAGAGTTCGGATAATCCGACGTTTGAGTCAACTCGATTCGTTCGGATTATCGGGGCCGACAAGATGAGAAGGGCCGCACACAGTCAGCCCATGTCGGCAAAGCCCATTAAACGAGCCTCCACGCCGCCCGGGGAACTTGGGCACCAATGGTATCTTCGCGAATGGTGCACCTTCCTCGGGAAGATCCAGGCGGACACGCAGCGCGAACTCGGCTGGCCGCGAGCTAAGGCAAGCGACCTGTGGAACGGGAAGCAACGCTACACTCAGGAGACGATCGACCAAGTTTCGGTGTGGCTTGGGGTTGAACCTTTCGAGCTACTCATGCCGCCAGGAGAGGCCATCGCCATTCGCCAATTGCGAAGCGCGGCTAGGACAATCGTCGATAGTTCAGCGTCCCTTTCCCAACACCTGCCCAAACCCTCCTGAACAAATGACCACAGCCGATTCTAGAGCCTGAACCGACCCTCACGTCGCATCACGTCGGATTATCCGACATTTAGATGTTGACTAAAACGTCGGTTTATCCGAACTCTCCCTGACGTTGAACAGGGGGAGCGAATGCCCGCATCCGCAAAGCTACAGGTTCAGGGGGGCCGCCACCGCGCTTCCCTCACCCACTACGCCCGCAAGCCCAGCCCGTCCGGCTGGACCGTGGGTCAGCTGTCCACGCTGAAGGAAGTGCACCACAGCTTCCGCGGCGACCTGGCCGAAACGGCCGTCGCCCTGGGCCGCGAACCCGCCGATTGTGATTTCGCCCTCTGGCACCTGCTGGGCGCCACGCCGACGCAGGCCCTGCAGTCGCTGAACGCAGCAGCTCCCAAGCCCAAGGCGCTTGCTGCATGACCCGCCGCCTGACAAAGGCGCAGCGCCTTGCGCTAGCCGAACTGCACCACAAGGCCGGATGTTGGGGCGAGTGGACCGCTGTCCAGACCGAAGCGGGGGCCGCACGTGACGCCGACGTCCTCGTGAACGAGGGCCTGATTCAGCTGCGCCTTGCAGTTCAAGCTGAAGCGGCGGTCACGCGATCTGGCGCCGAGATCCTGAAGGCTGAAGGCCTGCTGCTGGGCTACCTCCCCAGCATCAAGGAAGCCCTCGGCTTTCCGGGCGCGCACGGCTGTTCCAGCTACCGCACCGACTGGATCGGCGGCGAGGCTCGCGACTGATGCCCGCGCAGCAGCCCTTGCCCCGACATCCGCCAGCGAACCTGTCCGCCGGCAAGGAAGACTGCCCGCGCTGCGGCCTTCGCTTCCTCGATCCGAAAACCCTGCGCTGCCTCTGCTCGGCCGAGTTCACTCCGGACGGCCTGGCCCTGATGCGCGCCCTTCCCCGCTCTCAAGCCCTGAGGACCTGAACCTTGGCCCTGACCATCAAAGATCTGATCGCGAAGATGGAGGCGCTGGCCCAGCCCGACGCCGAAGTCTTCTTCGTGAACGCCTCCGGCGACGTCCACGCCATTGAGGGCGGTCTTCTCGACACCGAAGAGGGCGGCCCCCGCGTCGGCCTACTGCTCGTGTCCGACGCCATCGTCACGGATGGGGGCTTCTAATGGCCGCGCCTCTCACACCTGCCCAGGACGAAGAAGCATTCTACGACGCCGAGATCGCGCCCGTGTTGGCCGAACTGGCGATGAAGTGCATCGACCGGCGCATCCCCTTCCTCGCTCTAGTCCAATACGCTTCGCGCCCCGATGGGACGGGCGACTATGGGGAGACAGCCGCCTATCCGGAGATGTCGAAGGGCATCGTCGCGGCCTCGAACGCCCGTCACAAAGCCGACGCCAGCCAATACCTGACGGGATGGGCAATGCGCGGGGGCGGCCGAGGATGACCGACCATCACCATCTGCCCAACGACACCGCCTTCGACGCCTCGGCCGATGTCCTGAACGCCACGGCACAAGGCCGCCTCCGGTCCATCGTCGAGCGCCTGGAACGCCTCGAAGAGGACAAGCAGGCCGTCATGGTCGACATGAAGGAGGTCTTCGCCGAGGCCAAAGGCGAGGGCTACGACGTCAAGATCCTGCGCAAGGTGCTGCGTCTGCGGAAGCAGGACAAGGCCAAGCGCCAGGAGGAGGAGGCCATCCTCGACCTCTACCTCTCCGCCCTGGGAGAGATCTGATGACGAAGATTGTCGATCACGGCACCACCAATCGTCTTGCTGAAGCAGCGCTCCTCCTCCTGGACGCCGCTCGCGAGGCGGCGAAGGATGCCCCGGACTATCGCCCTGGGAAGCCGAACGTGGGCCCAACCCTGGCGCTCGCCGTTCAGTCGCTGATCATCGCTGATCACCTGCCTCCCGGCGGTGCCTCCCTCGATAGCCACCCGATGCCGCCGGAATTCATCCATCGCTGGCGCGGTGTCGCAGCCGGCCTGGGCGTCAGCATCGGCGCCCTGAACAAACCTGACGTGATCGCGATGGCCGTGTCGGTGTGCGCTTCGACAATGACCAACGCTGCTCTGGACCGCATCGATGTGAGGAGCCTCAGGAAATGAACCCTTCCCACAACATCGCCGGCAGCGAGGCCTTCGACGCCGGCCCCAAGCTTCTCATCCGAGAGATGCCCCGCCGTCAGACCGGCCTGGCGCTCGCCACCAAGATCTACCTGGGCACGGCGATCGTCGCCTTGGTCAGCGCCCTGATCGACATCGTCATTGGCCAGCCGATCTGCCTGACGATCGTCGGGCTGGCCTTCCTCCTCGCATGGCTGCGCGGATGAAGATCAGCCGCCCTGTTCTGGTCCGCGCGTCGCTGCTGGCCATCGCCGTCTACGTCCTCGTCTTCGCTCTCCTGAAGGGCCGCGTCTCATGACCAAACGAACCGCCACTCCCCTCGATGTCGAGATCGGCAAGCGTCTGCGCCAGGCGCGCATCCGCCTCGGCCTGACACAGGCCGACCTCGCCAAGGCCGCCGAGATCAGCTTCCAGCAGATCCAGAAATACGAGAAGGGCGACAACCGCATCGCCATTTCCACGCTGGCCAAGCTGCGCCCCGTCCTGGGCATCGAAGCCGTCGACCTGCTGCCGCCCCTGCGAGCTGACGGCACCGCCATTCCCGACCCACTGGCCGCCCAGGGCCAGACCATCACCGGCCTAAGCCTCGCAAAGCTGTTCAGCCAGATGCTCCCCCAACAACAGGTCGCCTTGGTTGAGATGGCCAGGGCGGCCGTCACCAGCGCCAACCCCGTCACCCACGCAGCAGCCTGAAGGAGCCGACCGTGAACCAACGCACCGCCCGTAAGGCCGCCACCCGCGAAAAGACCATTACCGCCGCCAAGGCTCTCTGGCGCGATCCGGGCTCCTACAGCGTCAACGGCATTCGCGAAGTCGCGGCCATGATCGGCATGTCGACCGGCGCCGTCTTCTCCAACTTCGACACCAAGGACGATCTGTGGCGCGCCGCGTTCGGATGCGCGCCGCCCATCGACGGCGTCCTCACTCGCGCCGCGCCCGACCTGTACAAGGCACTGCAGGACCTGGTTGATGCCTGCGCGGCGGAGCCCGAAGATCAACCCCTCTTCCCGGCATTCTCAGCCGCGAGCTTGCTCGATCGGGTGAAAGAGCAGCTGCTGGATGAAGAAGCTGCTCGAGCGGCGGCTATCGATGGCGAAGACGCCACCCCGGCCATGGACATGGCCGCCTGATGATCGGCCTGGATCCTATCCCGGGTGCTCACCCGCGCCTGATCGTATGGGCCGGCTGGTTCCGACGTGCGGGCTATCCAGCCCGCGAGATCGCCCGGATGTTCGGCGTCGAGCATGGCGCCTTGATCGAGGCGGGGATCGAGCCGTGATCGCCTTCGTCTTCGGCCTCATCGGCGCTGTCATCCTGATCGGCCTGAGGGTCCGAGCATGAGCCGCCATTCTATCACCACGCGCCAGCTACGAGCCGGCTGCCACGACTGCCACAGCGGTCGAGCGCATTGGCTTGGCCGCAATGCCGCCGGCGTCGCCGCGCGACATCACGACGCAACCGGGCATCGCACCTGGTGCGAGCAGGCATTGCTCACCGTCCATGGCCTCGCCTCCCCTTCCCACCCAGATCTGTTCAGTGAGACGCCGGCGTGATCATCGATCTTCGCACCGCCATTGTGAACCGCGCCTGCGCCGCCCTGAAAGACGTCCGCGCCGAAGCCATTGCCGACGCCTTCGGCCTGCAGGCGGGGGCGGCCTGGATCCTCGCCCGCATGGAGGAGGAACCCCAGGTGCTGACCCGCTTCGCCATCCGCCGGCGCATGCCGCGCTCAGATCTGGCGATCCTGCGCAACGTCCGCGCGATCGGCCCCATGATGACCGAGATCCGCGACAGCCTGGGCGGCGACGCCATCCTCACCGATCTCGACGGCTACCGCCTGACGGCGCTTGGCCGCATCCGCATCCGCGTCGCCCTGAAGGAGCCGGTCATATGAACCGCCCGACGTCCAACCGCAGAAGCCTGACCGCTATCGTCCAGAAGGCCATCGCAAGCGGCCAGCACCGCGTAGACATCACTCCCGAGGGCAAGGTGACCATCTTGCCTCTGGCCGTCCCAACTGCTCAGGCTGAAGACGCCGCGCTGGACGCGGAGATTCGCGAGCTCCTCGACGGTGGCCATGCTCCCCATTAAGGGCGTCCATGTAGTGCAGGCCAAAGGCCGCACCTACACCTACGCCTGGCGCGGCGGCCCCCGCATCCTGAGCGAGCCGGGAAGCCCGGAGTTCATCGCCGAACTGGCCAGCCTCACCAGCGGTCGCCAGACGGTCGACACCACAGTGATGGCGTCCCTCTGCGCTGCATGGCGCGGCAGTGATCACTGGCAAAAAGAAATCTCGGCCAAGACGCGGCAGAACTGGACGCCGTGGCTTGATCGGATCCAGGAGAAGTTCGGCGCCACGCGCATCGCGGCGTTCGATCGCCCCCTGATCAAGGTCGTGATCCGAAAGTGGCGGGACCAGTACAAGAATACGCCTCGCTCTGCCGACGTGGCCCTCGAGGTGCTGTCTCGGCTGCTCACGTTCGGCATCCAGGAAGGCAAGCTGATGACGAACGCCGTCACGGGCATGCCCCGCCTCTACAAGTCCAACCGATCCATGATTATCTGGACTGCAGCCGAGCTCGACCAGCTGGAGGCTGCGAAGACGTCGCCGCAGATGATGAGGGCCGTTCGCCTAGCTGCCCTCACAGGGTTGCGGACATCGGATCTTCTCCGGCTCCAGTGGAATCATATCCAGCCGCTGTCGATCGAGATCACGACGGGCAAGAGCTCGCACCGCAAGGAAACCCTGATCCCGCTCTACGGCGAGCTTCGCGACTTCCTGGCAGCTATCCCCAGAAGCAATGAGTCGCTGACGGTCCTGAACAACCAGGACGACGAGCGCTGGCGCGGCGGCTTCGGATCGTCATTCCAGAAAGCGAAAAAGCGGGCCGGCATCGACAAGCACTTTCACGATCTGCGCGGCACGGCGGCGACGCGAATGTACGTGGGCGGCCTGACCGAACGGGAAATCGCCGAGATCTTCACCTGGTCAGAAGACTATGTGGCGGCGATGATCCGCAAATACGTCAAGAAGGACGAACTGCTGAGAGACCGCATCCGCCGCCTCGATGAGGCCAGAACGGGAACGTCCGCTGTAAAACCGGCTGTAAAACCGATATAG